AAACACACGCCGGGCCCATGGATTGTTAAAAATGAATTAATCTTGTCAGAAATTAATAGATCAGTAATTGCGGACGTTTTGCACGACGCTGACATAAACCCATTAAACAATAGAAAAGCCCATGCCCGCCTAATCGCTGCCGCCCCTTATTTGTTGCAAACGCTGGAGAGAATAGCACTACATGCGCCCAGCCTTGACGTCCAAGGAATTCGAGAGGCTTGCGACGAAGCAATCGCCAAAGCACGCGGGGAGGCATAAAACCATGCAATACCAGATAGGCCAAAAATTATTTTTCGCCACGACTAAAACAATACAAAGGGAAGTGCCTTGCCCTGTTTGTTGTGGTAAGAAATTCGTCATTGTTATTTATGGCGATGATTCTGCCCATACGCTCGATTGCGAATGTTGCAAACGTCCGGGATATTTAGGCGATGATTTTTCAGCCGGTTTTATCACAGTTTATGAACATGGGGAATGCATCGAGGAAATAACTATCACCAGCGCGTCGATTAGCGAAGGCGTTACTTATGGCGCAATTGATCACTACAGAATAATGGAAAAAGACTTATTTTTGACAAAAGAAGGGGCCGCACAACGCTGCGAAGAATTGAAAAACGAAAGAAATAAAGAGGAGGAACAACGTTATAAAACTAAACAAAACGCTCGGTATTCATGGGCGTGGAATGCTTCCTATCATAAAAAATGCATTGAACGTGCACACAAAGATATTGCTTACCATACTAAAAAACTAGAAGTTGCCGACCGTCTTAAACAAGTGAAAGGGGTTTAGGCCATGCTCACCGATTATTGCGAGTGCTTAAACTGTCACCAATTAGGGAGTGATTGCCATTGTATAGGCGGCCCTAGCTGGTCCATTGAAAGAAGGTTGATAGGTGAGCTTGTAAAATGGGTAAAAGAAACCCCGCACAGGTTGCACTGTTCAGCTTACAATGACCCAACGCACAAATGCGGCTGTGGTAAAGATTCCCTCATAAAACAATCAAAAGAAAGGCTAAAAGTATGAAACCAGCTATGCAAATTAAAATTGAGAAAGCATTTAACACAAAAACAGGTGATTTATATACAGGTGGGTGCGATTATAGAGCAGCCGCTTGGGCTAATAGAAACCTTAAGGCTAATTGGGCCTTATGGACAAACGACGTGACTAAAAAAACAGATCAATTTTTGCAATCCATTTATAAATAGGGGGTTTTATGGAAAGTGTTATTATTCGGGAGTGTTTGCGCTTCGCTGGCGTTCTTACGTTTATTTTTATTGCAATAGTGTTTTTTTCAGGGTGGGGTGCCTAATGGAGAAAAGCCCGTGGCATGTTTGCCTAGTTCAAATCGACGACGAGGAATATGAAAAAACCCTTAAAGAGATCATGCGTTCAATTGCAGATAACGACAACCAGCCTTTGGAGATTCCAAAAGAGGACTAAATGGAAAGTTTTGCAAGCCGCTATTATAGCGTAATTATTCTGCCTTCTGGCAAGGAATGGGTGATCGAAAGAAACCGCGACGGGAAGCGTTCAGGAGTTTACAAAGGAGAAATTGAAGCATTCACAAAATTAATGTTTTTGTGGTGTAGGTCTATGCGTGAATTTGATGATGTTTGTCAGAAGATTGTAAAATGAGAGTATGGAAAAAAATCTATATTCCATATTATACCCCTGAGCCTGAGCGCGAATTTAAGCGCAAAGACGGAACAACCATGACGGGCAAGGAATTTAAAAAAATCCGGCGCACGTTTGGTTTATCGCAAGAAGCTATGGGTAGAACTTTAGCAGTGCCTCCGGCGCGTTATTCTCGCAGGTGCGTAGCTTATTGGGAAGATGGTAAAAACAAAATCCCGCCCGCTGTAGAATTGCTCATGCTGATTTTTAGAGAGCGATTTGTTTTAATCCCCTCCAAAACTAAACATCGCTTCACCCGGACGGATGTAAGTCCTTAATTCCTTGTTATAATTCAAAGTATAATCCCCTGCCTGTCCTATGAAATAATCATCACGGGATTTTTGCACCCTTATCAAAGTTTCACCCTCTTTCGGCCTATGCACAACTATTCCTAGATCAGGCTTGTTGCTCCAGTGTGCAGAATCAGCAATGTCATAAAGCGTTGGTATTCCATCGTTATATTTATCTTTCCGTTTCATTTTTGAAGGGTGGGCGACAATCATCATGTGAACATTGTATTTGCGGGCAAATTTTTTTAGCTGCCTTATTGCAAAGCCCGTATATTCTGTTTGTGTCATCGGCCCCCTATCGTGTTCCATCTCATTCCAAGGATCGACGACAAACATATCCACCCCATGCCTTACAGCAGCAGCAGCCATTTTTTCGAGCAACCAGCCTAAAGTTACCTCGTCATCAATATTAGGCACAATAAACCTGAACTTTTCATCCATCCATTTATCAGCGTGAGCAATCTCATCCGGCTGGGCAAGTTTAGGCCGCATTCCTAGAATCAATGTTCTTAGATTGTGCTTATGGTGCGTCTGGGGCGTTTGTTCAAAACTGGCAAAAGCAACCCTCCAGTTTGAATTTTTAGCAATGTCATAAGTGATAAAATTGATAAACGTGGTTTTACCATGCGAAGGAATACCCGTGACCACCGAAAAATCGGCTTTGCGTATGTTAATCGGTATCACGTCAAGTTTGTGGTACTCCTGAGGAGGTAAAGGAGCTAATTCACTCATTTTGTAAACGCCACTTACTTCCACCCACTCCGCTGCTGCAATCGTTTCTAAAACTAAATCCCTTCCACCCTTAAGATAAACTTCGTTCAAGTCTTTCGTTCCTGCCGGGTATTTTACCCATAAACAACGGTGCTTTCCTAACCTTAGCGATAGATCATGCAACAGGTTTGCACCTGCCTTGTCACCGTCAGCACAAATCACTATTTCACCATTTGCGGGGAAACCATCCAAATAAGAGTATTTAACGCTGTCAGCACCTACCCTACTGGAGGGTGCTCCATCTGGCACTGAGCAGGCAAAAAAACCGCATTGTAGGGCTATTAAACAATCCATCTCCCCCTCAGTGATGATTAAACGGCTATTAGGGGAGTTTTGCCAGTCGGTGATTGCGTTTTGATTGTAAAAACACTTAACCGCATCTTTTTGTTGAGTAAATTGCTTTTCGCCAGACAAAGTGCGAAATTTGCTGTTGACGTGTTCTTCGCCAATAAAGAAAGGAATTTCAATACATTCACCACCTGTAAGTTGACTTGAACTTCTCCACCCAAGCCGCGTTGCTAGTTCGAGGTCTATTCCCCTGTTCTCTAGCAATTCCGCTGCTTTCTGAGTGAGAACCCCCGCTGTATCCGCAGTGGTGGCAGTTGAAAATGAAGCTTTGTCCATCGAGGGTGACTGAGAGGCATCGGTCATTTTTGTTTCTCCTTGTGTGAGAGCATTTAGGGCAAATTGTTTTGTTATTTCCTTGCCTTAGGTTAAAAGTAATTCCAAAATCTGATGGTTTTTTCATAACAGATAACTCGGTGATTGATTGCGTTTTTTCTTGATAAAGTCTATCGTTCTTTCCCAACCCCACCGCCTAAAAGCTATGTCAAAATGCTCGTATTTGTAATTGTATTGGGCGCAAGCTAAACGAAATTCCTCAATGAGAATTGGCAGATCACTAACTGCAATGCCATATTTTTTGCAAACTGATGTCAGGTCGTGGGTTTCTAATTTTCCCCTTTTCAATTCCCACTCCGTAAGAGTCATCTTCTTACTACTACCTTTATTAATTTTTTCTTTCTTACTTCCTTTATCATTATCATTATCATTATCACTATCACTATGGGCATGTTTTGGTACAATCTGGTACCCACTGGTACCCACTGGATGCGACTGGATGCGACTGGTAATTTCTTCTTTCCACCTACTTAACGCATTGTTTTTATTTCTTTTGCATATTGCATCATACCTTTCGCAATCCCTGTCCATCTGATTTTTGAAGTTGATAAACAAAGCCTTTAGTACACCAGAAAGTTGCACATTTCCGGTTTCATTGTACAATTTAATTGCTTTGAAAAGTTGCCCAGCTTGCGCGTCATCAAGTTCATCAAGAGCGCTTAATGAATCGACATAAAGAATAAATGATTTTTTGGTCATAATCTTTCCCTTCTTTCCCTGTAAAAAGTAGTAGTGGGGGCGCTTCCATCCGGGAAAGGATTGATTGAAGCATTACGGAGCAACCCGCCCCCCACTGTATCTAACCGATACGACTGCGACAGTATATTTACGGAATCCTTACGGTCAAGGCAAAAAAGAACCCCCTTTTTACGGGGGGCCAAGTAGTCACAAGGGAGGTGTATTAATACGGCAAACAGCGTATAATATCAGCAACTTTTTCTAATAATTCATCCTCTGACCAGTATTTTTGTTGCCATGCTTTGCGTCCTAAAGTGTGGATACCTTCACGGCCTTGATGGTGAAAGTGACACAAGGGAAGAACTTTCAATTCGTTTTTACGTCCTCCGGCCCCTGTTTTAGCGTGATGTACGCTAGCAGGGGTACGTTCGCCCATTTTTAGCAAACAAACGATACAGCCTATGTCCCTGACTAATGCCTGATGCTTTTTTTCTGCAACAGTCACCATTGCTTTGCCAATATCTGCCCTTTAAGGCGCTCTAATTCAGAAACGTCATCTCTGCAAACAATGTACAGTCCTTTGTTTTTTTCTACAATCAGCTTGCGTCTTACCTGATCGTCCGAAAGAGGATTAGATTTTACCTTGCATTCAACTTCTACCCACCTTCCAAAAGGTGTCAGCGCAGTAATATCCCCAAGCCCCTTTTTACCAAAACGTATGTAATGGCCTTTGTCTGTTTTAATTGCGCCAGTGTTTTGCCTAATGACATCACAGCCCCACAAACAGAGAAGCTGAATACATGCGGCAACTAATTGGCTCTCGCTCATTTCTTTTCGCTCAATAAATACTCTTTAACCAGCACATCGCGTATATATTGTGCAGGGGTGGTTTTGTTGCGCGAAACAATTTTATCCAGCCATTTTTTCATGTCGTCGTCTAAAAAAGTTTGCACTCGATGGTTAAACATTATTTTCTCCAAAAATTGATTTGACAGCTAGATTCTATCTGATACATTCCGTGTTGTAAAGTTACAAAACGATAATAACACAACACAAGGTGATAACATGGATAATGATTCTCTCATAGGATTTTTGTTTGGTTTGGTAATTGGGGTATTTCTTACCCTGATAGTTATTGTTGCTATTAGAGAGCAAGATTTAGATGCTTGCCGCAAAGAACATAACGTTTATTTTTGCAAAACCGTGACTGTTGTAGGTAAGCCATGAACGAACAAGTAGATAACGCCATTGGTGGATTTATGGGGGATGCCTCGAAAGAGGGCGGGAAATTCTGTGCAGACGTTGGTAAACTTGCCGTAGCACCATCCCCCACCCAAACCACTGACCGCGAGGCGTTTAAAAAGGCAAATCAACGTGGCAAAGAAATTGCAGAGCAGTCTATTGAAAAATCTTTTGGCCTAAGTCCTAATTTTACCAAACGTGAAAGAAGAATGGCTAATGCTATTTTGTATTTGCAAGCCGCCCGCGCTGAATCAGATGAGGAGATTGAGAAGTTAAAGCATGAAATTGACGAGCAATGCCGCATTAACGGAATGGGCGGTGAGCGTGAATTAAGTCTGATGGCGCAAATTGAACGGCTGAAAAGCGAAATCAATGAAGTAAAATACGACGAGGACGACTGTTATGAGGAAATTCAGCGGATGAGGCATGGGATTAGAAACGCATTGTACCCCAAAGGCATTAAACATCCGCAACAAAGCGAATGGAAATGGATGCTTGAAAAAATCGCTGAACAAACAAAAGAAATCGAACGTCTGAAGCGGGTGGTTGATGCTGCAAAAGCTATCTTGCCTTATGCTGATGCCATTATTTGTTATGCCTCGACTATGGATGAACACGAGCCTAATCGTCTAGTTTTTAATTTAGGGGAAGCCCTAAAAGCCGCAGAAAAGGAGAGCGCGAAATGAGCGAGGAATCTAAACACACCGCCGACACCAGCGTCGTTGAGTTGGTGAGGGAGTTGCGGGAAGCTTTGGTTGAAACAGTGGATTGGGCCGGGACTGTTAATGGCTACACCAACGCGAGACAATATGCGTTTCCTTTTGTTGCCAAAGCCGACGCATTCCTAGCCAGCGCACCGGAAGCAAAAGATGAAAGGCCAATTACCGAGGATGGCCGCCCAATTTTTGGGGATGGTAGCGCATGGGATATTAGAAGCTATTTGCTTGGTATCGAGCAAGCAAAACCGGAGTTGAGCGAGGATGAGCGCATACGAGTTGAAGAAATAACAATGTCGAAACTTCAAAGCTTTTTAAAAATAAATAATACACGAGTACGACAAACAGCGGAAGGGCAAGCATCAGTGAACTTTGCGATCGATAACTTAAAACAATTAGTACCTGATCAAGCATTTGAACTGGAGAACTACGTAAACCAATTGATTTATGCGGTTACAAGTAACTCTAAAAATATGAATTCTGATAACTTACAAGAAGCGGCGCGCGCGGCTTTGAGAATATTGCCTGAAACAAGTCGAGAACCCAAATTAGCAAAGTCTGCTATTAGTGCTATGGCTCGCACGATCGTCTTTTTAGCACCTCCCGAAAGATTGCGCGCTGTAAAGACAATTCTGGAAATTTCACTTAGTGATGGAATTGCATTAGAGACTAAAGAGCGATTGGCTAGTGTAGGGCTCGCAGTTGCCCCAACGTTAGATCAGGCGGGATTGGAGCAAATTATTCGTGATTTAAGACCCAAGCTGCGTTCAAATGAAAAAATATCTCCAAGCCTAGCACAAATAATTTCCTTAGCCACTTCACGCATTTAACCCACATATTGAGGCATTCGATGTATCTCGTTAGTTTGCATTCACAAAAGAGCGGAACCGGAAAAGCGAGCGTGCGCGAGGGGGATTGCGTGCTTACCCACTGGATGCCACTACCAGCGCCACCAGCAGCGCAGAAAGAGGGGGCGTGATGAGATTGCTATATTTGCAAGGTATCGGTGAAAGTGCAAACGCGGTAATTATTGTTGCCGACAAAGTAGTTTCAATTCACCCGCGCATGGTCGGTGTAGATTTTAATGCTGTGCTAGAAACATACGATACTTACAAGGTAGAAGGCACGACCATTATTTGTGTAGGCGAAGCGTATATTGTGGCGAATGAATTTGCTGATGTGTTGAAAATGTTAGAACAACAACCCACCGAGAGGAGCGAGTGATGAAAGTATTGCAACTGAAAGAAATTTTAACGATGTTTGGCGATGAAACAGAAGTTTTTATTCAAACTACACCACACGATTTATGTCAACCTATTACCAAAAAAGCCATCAGCTTAATCGGTGCTTCGATTGATAGCCGTTCGGGGTGTTTAAATAAAGAGAAAGTTCTTCTAACCGCTTATTTCCCACACGAGGCAACCCAATGACAACTGAATCACGCAGAGCGACACTAGAGAGATTGAACAAAATGCTTTATGATTTGGTGAAAGTAAACGTTGAAAAAGCAGCCCTAGACAGCGTTGCCGCGCCTGTGGCTGAACTGGAATTGCGAAAAGTCGGTTTCACTTGCGAGCGTACTGGCGAACGCCACACTTACAATAGCATGACCGATTTTGTTATGGCATTCTTGACCATGAAGCGTGAACGCGATGAAGCGCTAGCCGCGCCTGTTGAATATGAATATCGCCCGTATAATCCAACAACTGGTTCCAACGGTGTTTCAGCGGAAGCTATTATTCCACACACAACAGCGCCTGTGCCGCAGCAAGAGGTGGTGGAGCGTGAAGCTAGAATCATAGCGGCAAAAAAAATGGGACTTATAAAAGACCCCTACGGTGAAAAACTACCGAACGACTTGTGGCGACAGTGCATTCCAGAGGCCAAAGCAGCCCTCTCCACCCTCCCCCAGCAGCGAGTGTGGACGCGGGAGGAGTTGGTTGACCTAATAGCGCCGCGCACAGGGTACAACATGGATAATTATAACGGCACATCTTTTGCGCTCAGAATTGGCGGAGAAATTGCAGACGCCCTCATCGCCAAACAAGCCGTGATTGTGAGGGAGTGATGAGCAGTACAGAAAAAAATATTTTTTTATTTCATGAGTTAACTCCTTTTAAATTTACAGGTGCTTTTGAAAGCTTGGATTCAAAATATTTTATAGGAAGTATTGTTAGCGAATCTACGGGAATTATAATCGCAAACATTTCCTTGAATGGTGTCAATGCATCAAAAGAAAAAGTTAATCAAATTGGGGTTCTTTTAACCAAAATCTTAAACGACCTTGAACGGTAAAAATTTCATGAGCGCTAAAATCATATTATTCGGGTTAATCATAGGATATTTCATCCTAGGAATTACCATTGTTGTAACTGGTTGCGTATGGGGATGGTGTCAATGATTAAAATTCATGAAGAAGTAGTGCAAGGCAGTCAGGACTGGATGGCTTTACGGTGTGGCGTTTTAACGGCGAGTGACATGCATAAAATCGTTACTGAAACGACGCTAAAAGCAGCCAATAACGACAAATCACGGGCGCATGTGTATGAGATTCTTTCGCAGAAAATCACCAAACACGTTGAACCCACCTATGAAAACATGAATATGCTAAGAGGCTATGAGGACGAAATAGAGTCACGTCGGCTTTATTCAGAGAACTACGCCCCTGTTACGGAAGTAGGGTTTATCACTAACGACAAATGGGGGTTTACGCTGGGCTATTCGCCAGACGGTTTAGTGGGGGATGATGGGTTAATTGAGTGCAAGTCCCGCGCCCAAAAGTACCAGATTCAGACCATTTTGAACGGTACTGTACCCCCTGAATATGTCATGCAGCTACAGACGGGGCTTTTGGTATCCGAAAGAGAGTGGATTGACTTTATCAGCTATTGTGGTGGACTGCCAATGTACACACTTCGAGTCTATCCCGACGCTAAGATTCAAGAGGCTATTATTGAGGCCGCTAGAGTGTTCTACGATAAGATTGACGAAATGATCCTGCAATTCTCGGAAAAGCTTTCAACGGAGCATTTACGTCTGATTGCTACGGAACGTCAAGACTACAGCACAGGAGGAATGCATGTCTGATATGACCAAAGTAATTGTCGCCAAGAGTGACCAGCTAAATACTGATGATTTAATAGGTGGAAGCCAGACCATTCACATTACCAAGGTTGCTATTGCTCAAGGCGGTGAGCAGCCCGTTTCTGTGCATTATGAAGGGGATCAGGGCAAGCCATACAAGCCGGGTAAATCAATGTGCAGGGTAATGGTTGCGGCATGGGGCAATGATGCCAAAGCCTACGCAGGACGCTCTATGACGGTCTACAGGGACGAAAAGGTAAAATGGGCGGGTATGGAGGTAGGAGGCATCCGAATAAGCCACATGAGCCATATTAACGAACCTATGACCATTGCGCTTACTGCAACCAGAGGGAGCAAGAAGCTATTTACCGTAAAACCTTTAGTCATTCTAACCGAGGAGGAGAAAAAAATAGCTACGGACGAGGCATCTAAAGGGATTGAACACCTAGAATCATGGTGGAAAGCTCTTACTGCTGCCGATAAAAAGAAATACCATCCGATTAAAGACGAACTCAAAACCATAGCAGAAGGAGTAAACCATGGCTAAACGACGCTACAAAATTGAAATCACCGACTATGACCGCCTACAAGAAGCCTATCCGCTGGCAATTAAAGAAAGGGTCATTCGCACTTTTGACTATGCCTACATTGCAAAGCTGCTGGATTGTCAACTACCTGTCCCCGGCGTCATTGTAGGGGATCAGCAAATGGACATTGAAACACTAATCAGAAAGGAAGCGTAAATGTACCAGCTTAGTATTCTTCTAAGTCACCATAATCAAGTCATTAGCTTGATTTACAACACCAAAGAAAAGGTGGATGCTGCGTGTAAATCTGTGATGAATTTAATTGAAAACCATGAAAATGTTATCACTATTGATGATGAGCACGCTCATTCTGCTACTTTTTACAGCAAGAGCGTAACTTCTATCTTGGTTTCAAACTACGACGCTGATTTGAATTTGCAGGTGGACAAGAAATTTTTAGAGGCTCGTTCCCAAAAGAAATTCGAGAACAAACTACGCACTGACCCATCATTCAATTTAACTGGAGGCATCCAATGACGGAAGAACCACCATCACTGGCTGACGTAGCCGAAAAACAAACGGACGAAGCCAAAATCTATCTAAAAATAGCCCAAGCCATTAAACTGAAACAATGGTGCGTCGAACAAGCCGTTCAATCCCATTCTTTGAGTGATCCTCTTAGCTTGGCTAATAATTTTTACAAATTTATCACTACGCCTTAATTTACACACCCGCGTTTGAAGAACTCCTGCTGCTTGGTGTATTTATCAAACCAAACTGCAAACGTAGGGGGAGTCCTGACAGAGTCTATCCAGTCTAGGGTAGCTCTGTCAGGTATCACAGGGGAAGGGCAGAAATAAGGAACAGGCTTATTCGTCGTCCCGCAAGCGCACAACATTGTCATGGACGCTATTGCTAGGCTTAGAAAGAGCCTCCGCTTCATCTTTGTAAGGTTGTATGGCATTTTTAATGTCCTCCTGCTCTTGGTGGGCGCTGAACAACCTGTCCAGCCACCCCCCAATGAGTGATTTAACCACTGCAAATGCAACACTGAACCACATTATGCAACCGTTGGAGAAGCGCCTTCTACCACAGCAGCGGGTTTGGGCAGGTTAGCAATAATGAGTGATACAGCACCATGCGCTGCGTTCACAGCGTCTTGCTTCAAATCTTCTTTAACTTGAGCCGTAACTTGTGGAACCAATGCAGCAATCGCAGCACCCACGTTACCGCCCGATGCAATGACCGTACCAATATCTTCCAAACCTTGTTCTAAAATGGTCAGACCTTGTTGGCCGATGGTAGCTTCAATTTGTTTTGCCAAAGCAGCAAGACCGGGAAGAAGCTTCTGCTCCAGTTCCGTAAATACGGTATCTACTTCGGTTTCGGTTGAATCAAAAAAATCTACAATTTTAGTCCAAATGCTCATAAAATCCCCTATTGAATGGTGAGGCTGAATGAATCAGCTAGAGTAGATAATAACATACGAAATGTTGAACGGCTATTCAAAACTGCAACCATTCCATCAATGTTTCCAATGGTATCACCCACTCCAATGCAACCCAGAAGTTCATCAGCTAGGTTTGCGGGGTGAATCTCTATGTTTGTGCGGTTAGGTACATCCCGTGCTATCCACACACTACCATGCTTAGGACTGATATAACGGTTGAATTCATACGTTCCCAGCGGAATGCAGCTTTTGTCAGGTAGGTTTTCTTTCCACGGTAATTCGATGGTGTAGCAAAGGTGATTACCATCATCATCAAATAACTCGCCCAGTGTCCCATCATCAGTCGATGGTTGGCGTTTGAGAAGCATTAGTGCCTCCCAAGCAAAGATTTAATGTCCTCTGATACTACGTCCAAACGGTCGTGTAACCGTTCAAAAGATTCTTTTACATCTTTGTTTGCTGCAAATGTCTTAAAACTTTCTAATTTATGTTCGTCCAAATTTTTTTGGACTTCATTGACATTTTTCTGCACAAGACTGACTTTGACATCATTATTATCAACTTGTTTTACTATCCTCATACCAAAGTATCCCAAAACAGTCATAACACCTGCCAATAAACCCGTTATCAACTCGTGAATAAAAGAATATTCATATTCAGTAGCCATGTCTTATCTCATTCTTACAGCGGTTATTTTCCCTGTTGAAGTCGCAGTGGAAACAGCAAAACTGCCGTTTGCTACAAGATAAACTGTTGTAGTTCCTGATAATTTTAATGTTTGTGGTGGTACAGTCAATATTGTGGCTGGGTTTCCACCTGTTAAATATGAACCTGCATAAGTCGCAAAATCTGGAACGGTTGGTAAAGTAGCTGATGTAGTGCTAATACCAGCAGAAAATATGGTGGCGGTGGTAGTTCCAGCTAAGTTAAAAGAAGCTGACCCATACACTAACCATTGCCCTGCTGTGAGAGAAATAGATGTAATATTTGCAGAAGTACCTGATGAAAGACTAACAGCCGTACCAGTCGATGTTACGGTTTCTCCAACTATACCAGCCGATGCACTATCATTGGTGGTGGTTCCTTTTATGCCGCCAGTTGTAGGAGAAAAAATTAATTGAGGAACAGTAAGAGTTTTTCCTACTCCATCAAAAGCACCGACTTTGTTACCGTTTGCATAAATATTAACAACGCCGGATGACCCATTTGCAGATAGGTCCAATTCGTTGTCGGTTGAATACAAATAGGCCGCATTAGCTGATGTGAACGGAGAAGTTCCACCATTAGAACTATTGATACCCATATTAATAAAATGGGTCGTGGCCGTACCGTTATCTGCTGTTGCAACAAAATCGGAACTTGCTGCTGATCCTGAATTGGTATTTTGAATGCTTACTTGGTAGTAATTGTTCACGTTTCCTGTGAATTGCGCTGCAATAGTATCGATTGTGTCAATGTATCCACCCGTACCAAGAATCAATGGAAGCGTGATATTTTGATTGTAGTTGGTGTTATTTAAAACGCTCCCTGTAAATCTTCCATAGGTGCTATCAACTATTGCTGCATAGGTATTGCCCAAAGCCATTTCGCTTGCTGCGGTGAAATGTAAATTATCAGCGTTTAGAGCTAAGTTTGTGGTATCAACGTATCTGTTACCCGCTGCTGCACCAACTGCTTTTTGAGCAGCGCGTACAGTTGCTTGATAAGGAACCGTCGCAATAGACTGATTAGGCAAACCTGCAATCACAAATAAATAGTTTGGAGATAACGTGTAGCTTGCAAACAAAGTGGACTTCAAAGCTGCTGCAAATGCCGTTAGATTGGATTGATACGCATTGGCATTAGTTTGGTTTTGCGCGTCTGTTTCACCCTGATCCCAAATAAAATCATTCACTACCGCAATTTGTCCGGTTAAAGCAATCGCTGGCAAAGCTGCGTTTACTGCGTTTGTCAAACCAGTCCATTGAGCACCGGGGCCGGATGGGTTCCAGTTAGTTGCAAGGCTAGTGGCTCCTACTGCATATTTTACAATATAGGTAGGTTGTCCCGTAAATGCTGTAGCCGCTGCTCCAAAAGATACTTCTGGCCCTATGCTTTTTGCATCTAAACCTTGGTTATTATTGCCGGATGATAGGGGGCTAAAAGTGTTCCCGTTCCAAATCAAAGACTGCAAATTAGGATAGTTAGCTGGAGTATACGGGAAAGGAGTATTTGCTACTGCACCGTTACCTACCATATTGCTCTGTCCAGCCAAGACAGATACTAGTGCCGTTTTAATGCCCGATAACCCACCAAGATACGATTGAAGCTGCGTAAGGAACGATGACGAAGGTACGCCGCCGCGATACATAGTAAATTGTCCAATTTGACCTAAGAAAGGCTGCAAACCTCCATCTTGGTTA